CAGCTTCTTGCAGCCTTTGCTGCCAGCACTGGACATACACACGATGGCACTGCTGCTGAAGGTGGACCTATTACAAAACTACTTGGCAACGGATTAACATTTGGTGCTGGCACTGCTGGTACTGATATTACCATTACCTTTGATGGCGAGACTAATGATGGTGAATTAAAGTGGATGGAAGACGAAGACTACTTTGAGTTTTCGGATGACATACTTGTAGCCAGCACAGAAAAACTACAGTTTCGTGACACAGCCATCTACATTAACTCAAGCACAGATGGACAGCTTGATCTTGTAGCTGACACAGAAATACAGATAGCTGCCACTACTATTGACATTAATGGTAACGTAGATATATCTGGTACATTAACAATAGGCAGTGCAGGTATATCTGAAGCTGAACTAGAGATATTAGACGGTGCAACAGTTACCACAACAGAATTAAATATACTTGATGGTGACACTACTGCTACATCTACTACCGTAGCTGATGCTGACCGTGTTGTATTTAATGATGCTGGAACGATGAAACAGGTGGCGGTCACAGACTTAGCTGCCTATTTTGATGACGAAATTACAGCAATGCCAAACCTTACATCGGTTGGTACGCTTACAACACTTACTGTAGACAATGTAATTATTAATGGCACTACTATAGGTCATACTGATGACACTGATTTGATTACATTGGCAGATGGTATTGCCACAGTAGCTGGCGAAGTATCAATGACTACACTAGATATTGGTGGCACTAATGTTACATCAACAGCAGCAGAACTTAATATCCTTGATGGCGTAACTTCAACTGCAACAGAGTTAAACATTGTTGATGGTGATACCTCTGCTGGCACAACAGCAGTCGCAGGTGGAGACGGTATTGTAACTAATGATGGCGGCACAATGCGCCAGACTACAGTAGATACATTTGATACATATCTTGCTGCTACAACTAAAACTCTTACAAATAAAACTATTGATGTAGATAACAACACCGTGTCTAACATTGAGGTAGATAATTTAAAGTCTGGCGTTCTTGATACAGACCTGTCTAGTGTTGCTGGCACAGACACTACACTAGCGTCTGCCAAAGCGATTAAGGCATATGTAGATGCACAGCTTACCGCATCTGACCTTGACTTTCAAGGTGATAGCGGTGGCGCACTTAGCATTGACCTTGACAGCGAAACACTAGACATTGCTGGTGGTACAGGTATTGATACCTCTGGTTCTGGTAACACACTGACTGTGGCTATTGACAGCACAGTAGCTACGCTTACCGACACACAAACTCTTACTAACAAAAGTTTAACAGCCCCTACTCTTACAGGTTCGTCCTCTGCTGCTGGCTCTATACTATTTAAAGAGGATACAGATAACGGAACAAATGCTGTTACACTAATCGGTCCTGCTTCTACAGCAGACGTAACTGTAACACTGCCATCAAGTGCAGGTACAGTTGCACTAACATCAGATATTCCGTCTGCTGGTATATCCAGTGGTAACGTGGCTACTTTTACCAGTGGTGCTGCTGACAACGATTTCCTACGCATTGACGGCACAGCTATTGAGGGTCGTTCTGCTTCAGAAGTATTATCTGACATTGGTGGTCAAGCAGCACTTACTTTTGGTATATCTGACACCAACGCTGTAAAGATTGACAGTTCATCTGTAGCAGACGATGAGTTTGCTCGTTTTACAGCTAATGGATTAGAAAGTCGTTCAGCCTCTG